GTGCTATCTTTACATTGTGACGCACCAACGGCGATGCGATTAGCCCTCTACGGCAGGAACTTGCGTTCTAGTAGGTGCACGAATCAATCCCCTGATTGGATTGGCCGTAATAGCAGGGAAAAAGGACGTCACGTTTATTAATCGATTAATAATCTATTTCACAGGAGTGAATCATGAGCAATACAGGCGTAAAAGATTACACGTCATCTGATAGTGACAGTGGTAACACTCACTACAATGGTGTGCCAAGTGAATATGGTAGACGTGTTGAGCAACAAAACAAGATGCAACCTAAATACTGCGAACCCGGTGAAGCTGGTGGGGAAATGCGCGGTGAGAAACGCAACGAGCAAGCAGGCCCCTAATGGCGGCCCCTAAAAAGCAACCCACCAAGGCGAAAGCCAAGGTGGGTCGTCCGCTTGAATACACCAAGGAAATGGGCGACTACATTTGCGAGCTAGTCTCTTCAACAGGTCACGGCCTCTTGAAGCTTACACAGTTATACCCCGAATTACCCGACAAGATGACCATCAACCGATGGCGTCACAGATTGCCCGAATTTCGCGCCCAGTACGCACAGGCCAAGATAGAGCAGGCCGATATTCTAGCTGAAGAATGTTTGGAAATTGCCGATGACAGCAGTGGTGATACCAAGATTAATCCAGAAACAGGTGATGAATATTTAAACACTGAATTTGTAGCACGCGCACGTCTGCGCATTGACACACGTAAATGGCTGGCCGCCAAGCTATTGCCCAAACAATACGGTAAAGCCGCTGAAGAGCCTGAGAAACAAAAAGGTGATGGTGAATCCGTCCTTGAACGCATATTGGATAGGCTGATTGATTAATGGATGATGAGAAGTTAATACGCGTATTAAAATCATTACCCCTATTTGCTAAAAATTTTCTTATCATTCATGACAAGGCAGGGGCAGAAAAAAACTTTGTCTTTAACCGCGCACAACTCTACATCCATGAAAGATTAGAAGCCCAACTCAAAGCCACGGGTAAAATTCGAGCGCTGATACTCAAAGGGCGTCAACAAGGGGTTTCAACCTATGTGCAAAGCCGGTTCTTTCATAAGACCGTCACCAAGCGTGGTAAAAAATCATTCATCCTAACGCACCACGCTGATTCTACCCGCGCACTCTTTGAGATGACCAAGCGCTACAGTGAGAATCTTGACAAAGACATGTTCCCACAACCCGATAAGAAGAACGACAATACCTTGATGTACGATGGGTTAGGCTCTGGCTACCGGGTTGGTACGGCAGGAAGCGTGGAAGTAGGCCGCGGTATGACTAACCAATACCTGCATTTATCCGAGTATGCATTCTACAAGGACGCCGCTAAGATTGGCATGGGATTGCTGAACACGGTCGCTGAGATTGATGATACTGAAATCATCAAGGAATCTACGGCTAACGGGCAGGCTAATGACTTTTATGCCGACTGGAAAGCCGCCAAGAATGGCGCTAGCCGCTATCAAGCCATCTTTGTGCCATGGTATTGGCAAGATGAGTATTGCATTGACGATCCCGCTTTCATCCCCATGGATGAGGAAGTCGAATGGCTTGAGAAGTTTGGCCCCGATGGATTAAAGCCCGGTCACCTCAATTGGCGTCGCATTAAGATGCAAGACATTAAGGGTGACTATGAGCAGAAATGTCGCAAGTTTAGGCAAGAATATCCATTTACTGATGACGAAGCATTCTTGTCTTCAATCACTGATACGTTCATACAGGTTGAACATGTAGCAAAAGCACGTAATACTAAGGTTGACAGCCAAGCTAATCTTGTGATAGGGGTTGACCCGGCACGCAAGGGTGATGATAGAACGGCAATCATTCGTAGGCGTGGACGTCGTGCGTATGGATTAGAAACCCATTACAATATCGATACGATGGAGCTTGCTGGTATTATTAAGCGCATTATTGACAAAGAGCATCCCAAGCGTGTTTGCATTGACTCCATTGGAATTGGGGCCGGTGTTGTGGATAGGCTTCATGAACTTGGGTTGGATATTGTGGAAGGGGTGAATGTGGCCAGACGTGCCAGTGAGCCATCCAAGTATCGCAACTTGCGTGCCGAGCTTTGGGATATGATGCGCGATTGGTTTATACAGGATATGCCGGTTGAGATACCGGATAGTGATGAGTTGCAAACTGATTTGGTGAGCCTTGGATACAAGTATGATTCCAGTGACAGGCTTTTGATTGAGGGCAAAGAGGATGCCAAGAAGCGCGGCAGTTTGTCGCCGGACACCTCAGATGCCCTGATGTTAACTTTTTATGGTGGAGAATATGTACAGGATGGGGGTTATGAACCGACCCGCTTACCTGAGCGACTCGCAGGGTCGTTGATTTAGTAGTTGACAGGCGGTTGACGAAAACTAACAAAGGATTGATTATGGCCATCAAAGAAGATGAAAAGATTGCTCGTCAAGCACGCATTGCTTGCGAGAAATTCAGAGGGAATTTTAAACAAAATATCGACCTCTATCACACCATGCATACCTTCGTCTTAGGCCAGCAATGGACTGATGAAGAAGAAGATGACATGATTAAGACCTACCGCAAGGTGCCTCTTACATCCAATAAGCTCGGTACTATGTCTAACTCACTGTTAGGCGAGCAGCAACAAAACACCCCCCAATTACAAGTCGTCCCAATGACAGGATGCGATCAGAAAACCGCCCACCTTCGTGAAATCATGACCAAAGACATCATGTTTTCATCCGATGCTACCACCGCCTATCAAGTAGCCGCAGGCCAAGCAGCCATTGGTGGCTTTGGTGCCTTTTGCATTGGTACTGATTATGCGCATGAGAAATCCTTTGACCAAGATATTGTCTATTATCATTTCAAGGACGCAACACGTTGCTATTGGGATGTGGGCGCTGAAACCATTAACAAGACCGATGGCACGATGTGCGGGTATCTATCGCGCATGAGTCGTGAGAAGTTTCGTGACATGTATGGCAAGGATACTGAGCAAAATATTTTAAAGACCTCAGGCATTACCCAAACCCAAGAAGAAATCGCACTTGCCGTTCAACCCGATGATGGGGACGATCCCTTCAATTGGGCCGATGATGAGGGTATCACCATCATTGACCATTACGTGCGCAAGTATGAAAACGACACGCTTTATAAGCTATCCAACGGCAACATCCTAAACCAAGAAGAAATGGATGAGATGATTGAGCACTCGCGTGACATCAACGAGCGCAATCGCATGATGGACATGCAGGGCATGCAAAATCCCATGATGGGTATGGGTGGTGGAATGCCTGCGGGACAAATGCAGGGACAAGAAGAAGAGCCCATGGCCGAAGGAGAAGCGGCCCAACTACAAACCGATGGCTTTGGTGTAGGTGGCAGTCATGAGATATTACCTCAACCCAAAGGCATGGACGTTGACCGCTACAATAGAGCCCAAGACTTAGCCGTTGAAACCGATGTGGATTCGTTTGAAACCATGACCCTTTGGGATGATGGTGAGATGGTGCGCATTGAAGACAGTAGGCCATCTAAGCGCCATAAGATTATTCATTACCGCATTGCCGGTAACTACATCCTTGACCAAACTGAATTTCCTAGCCAGCAATTGCCATTGGTCTATGTCGATAACAATTCGTACTATGACAAGACAGGCAAGCAGGTGACGCGTTCGTTCTTTGGAGACTGCCGTGATACTCAGCGTTATATCAACTATCTTCGTACACAATCAGCGTATATCCTTAAGGTTTCCCGTTATGACCAGTGGATTGGTAGCAAGAAGAATGTTGCAAGCATTGATACCCAAAGAAACTGGCGTGACCCAACAGCCATTCAAGGAATGCTTACTTATGACGAATCCCCCGAAGGAAACAAGCCCGAGCAAATCAGACCACCTGAGTTGTCGGTGTCCTTGTTCCAACAATACCAACTTGCGATTGAAGATCTCTACACATCAACTGGCCTATATCCAGCACGCATGGGGAATAACGGAGATGAAGCCAGCGGTAAGGCTATTGATGCGCGGACGCGTCAAGGCTCTTACTCCACTTACGTCTTCTTCAACTCCATCAACCGAGCTATAGCCACAGGTGGTGAAATCGTTAATGAGATGATCCCAAGAGTCTATGACTCTGAGCGTGTCATGACTTTGATGATGCCTGATGAGGGAATGAAGAACATTACCATCAACCAACAACGAGATGAATACGGTGAGCAAATTGAAAATGACATCCGTAAAGGAACGTATCAGGTTAGGCTTAAACCCGGGCCAAGCTTTGAAGGGCAAAAAGAACAGGCATTACAGTCATTACGAGAAGTGCTGCAAGCCGATCCCACCGCGTTTAATCTTATTGCCGACCTCTATGCTGAAAACTTGCCTCTTGCTAATACTATTGAAATTAAAAATAGACTTAAGACACGTGTACCCCCGCAAATAATTGAAGCCGGCAAGACAGGTGAGATGCCCAAGGAACAGGGGCCATCACCCGAACAGCAAGCCGTTCAGATTCAACAACAAGCAGCACAAGCAGACATGCAGTTTAAACAAGCTCAAATTCAAATCAAACAGCAAGAACTACAGCTCAAAGAAAAAGAAATGCAAGCTGAGATTGAGATTGAGCGCATGAAGTTAGAAATAGCACAAATGGAGTTAGCGGGTGACATTGAAGGTGAGCGTATGCGCTACATGGCCGAAACACAAAGGACGCAAAGCGATAACGCCATCTCTCATGCCGATAATATGGTCAAGATTTTGACACATAAAGTTGTTTAACACTAGAGAGAGAGGGAACTATGCCAACGAGTAGCATCGATGAGTTATTACTTGGTGGGGGCAACTCCACCCAACCTGAAACGCCAGAGCATCAGCATTTGGATGGGCCGGCAGAAATAGAGGAACTAGAGCCTGAAACCCAAACGCCAGACTATGGACTGGATGAGGATGAGCCAACTCAATCACATGAGAAATCCTTACCTGATGCGGATTCCGATGAGGATGAGCCACAAGAAGCACATGAGGATAGCTTTGATGAGTATGGCAATGAGAAGCCAAAGCCACGCATGTACACTCAAGAAGAAGTCAATGAGATGTTTAGGCGTCGCTTTAAAAACAAACCGGAAGCTGAGCAACAAGCCGTTATGCAGCAAATGCAACAGCCCGGTAGCCAGTTTGAATTTGACCCAACGTCTGATAAATCACCGGCCCAACAGCTTGAAAGCTTTATTGAGCAAACCTTTCAGAAGATGACCAACAAGCGTGAGCAAGAAGTAGCCCAGCAAAAAGAGCGTGAGATTCAAGAAGAGTTTGAGGATAAATTCACCCAAGGGATGAGTAAGTTTCCAGACTTTCGGGATGTCATGGTTGATCTTGGCTTTCAAATCACAAACCCAATGACCTTGGCAACGCGTGCGATGGCAGACCCAGCAGCTTTTTTATACGCTGCCGCCAAACGCCAACCCCAAGAGCTTGAGCGTATCTCAAAGATTCGTGACCCTTATGCGCAAATGACTGAGATGGGCAAACTAGAGGAACGTATGCGACGCAATAAACCCACCACCAAAGCACCAAGACCCCTTGGTCGCACCAAAGAAGACAGTGTGGCCCCTCAACCTAAAAAGAAATCTGAGCCCACCATTGAGGACTTGATTGCCAAGTCTGATGCTAAAAAACTTCAACGCATGCGATCACGCGGTAACAATCGACGCTAATCGCTTGACCGAATTCGGTAATGACAAAACCGAATTCGGTGTAACATTTGACAAAACTGTGTTATGTGGCCTAAGATTCAAATTGATGAGTAAGGGACTCCATCACCCACGTAACACACATAGACGCGTATAAGTTGTCATTGTCGACCGTCGGACAAATGAAAGTAGGCACCCACTTTTGGGTATTTATTATTAATTTGTTCATGGAGAACAAAAATGGCTAACGTGTTTAGAGAAACACAGTACGTCTTGGATGACGTATTTGTACGATTTTGGAACTCATTGAGTTTCGCCCGCACAGCAAACAGAAACCTTGAAGCAGACTTTAAAAACCTAAAATTCGCAACTGGTCAAACCATTGACTACCGCTTAGAAGAAAGATATCTAGCCGGTGAAGGTGCGAGTGCTACTGCTGAAGCCCGTGTTCAGATAGTTAGACCCCTTTCAATTACTAAGCAATTCCGCACCATGATCGAATACACAGGGTTTAACCTGACATTCGACAGAGCGCGTGACGAACCTTATTTGGAAATGGCCAACGCTCCACGTGCTAAACGTCTTGCGAACATGGTTGAAAAATTCATTGCTTCCGAATTCCAAACCCAAGTATATCAAGCCGTAGGAACCGCCGGCGTCCCTGTAGACTTCAACACTGTGTTAAGTGCTGATGCCTATATGACTGAATTGGCAATTCCTGAAGACGGTAAGCGTTACGCAGGGGTTGGCCCAAGAATCGCAGCTAATCTTTCAAACGACCTCTACAACGTATTCAATGACACTGTAAACACTGGTGCCTTGATTGATGGATTCGTGGGTCACTTGTCTGGCTTTGACTTCTTCAAGACTAACTTCTTAACTCGTCAAATCGCTGGTGCTGGTCAAGCTGGTGGATCGCCACCTGCTGGATTCTTACTTGGCGGTATCGTTACTAACGGCCCAATCACAGGTGGTAACACCATTGAAGTGGACTCCTTAGGACAAGCGCCCGGTACTGTTGTATTTAACAAAGGCGACAGAATCGAGATTGATGATGCTGCTGGCGTCTTCATGGTCAATCCTTTGACTTATGATGCTTTAGCGCAACGTGCTCAGTTTGTAGTAACCGCGCAAGTTATCTCTGCCGACGGTGACACTGCAATCATCCCTGTAAACCCAACAATCGTTATCGATGGTGCTCGTCAAAATATTTCTGCTGCTATCCCTGATGGCGCACAAATATTACTGCGTGCTTCTCATAACGTGAGCTTGGCTTACCACACTCAAGCTGTTGTGTTCGCAGCACCCCCAATCAAAGAACTACGCGGTGGTGTTGAAGCGGTTACACGATATTCAGACTTGTATAAGTTAGCAATGACTTATTCATTGGGTGCTGATATCCGTAACTACGAACAGTTAGACCGTATTGACGTTATATGCGGTGTGGCAATCAACCCAGAGTTTGCGGTTGCAATCTGTTCATAATCTCAACCACTCCAGACAGCTCGAAATTTTAGAGTTGTCTGGAGTGTTAGCTTAAAAGGACGAAAAGATGAAAGGAGCACCCGCTACATACAAAGGCCGAATGATATCGAAAGAACATTTTAGGGTCTTTATTTATTCCCCTGATGGCGAAAAGAAACTCATTGAGTCATGGGATGAATTTGAAAAACACATGGAAACAGGATTGTGGTTTGCGAATCGCAAGGACGCTCAAAAACCTGTTGAGACAAAGGTTGAAGAAGAAAAGCCAAAGCGTGTACGCAATAAGCCTGTGGCTACAACTACCTTGGAATTGAAAGAAGAGCCGCTCATTGAAGAAGAGCTCATCCCGGTAGGCAAAGAAGATTTAGTGTTTGAAGTAAAGGATGACGGTTTCTTACCTAAAGAGAAAAAATAATGGCAATGACAGTCCGTGAGTTTTGTTTTCAGATGTACCGACTGATAAGCGCTTCAAACCCAACGGTTCCACTACATGGGGATGATGAGAAGCTTGCGGTACGTGTGTTGAATCAAATATTGCAGTCTTATGCAAGCTCAGGATTGATGTTGACCATTGCAAAAACGGTGTCGGTTAATATTAATTTGCCGATTAAAGAGATTTATTTTACCGATCCCAATTACTCAACCACCACAACACACAAAGAAATAGTAACGCTTACCACAGCATCCCCTAGCTTTACGGTTGCTGATAGTTCTATTTATTTTGTGGGCGATTTGGTTACAGGCGGTGGAATACCTGCCTTAACCACCATTTTATCGATAGTAGGAAATGTCGTTACTCTGACGGCTAATGCGACAACGACTGGCGCATCTGCATTGACGTTTACACATGATGTGAGCGATCCCTCTGTGGCCTACATAAAACAAGGACGCCTTGCGAATTTAGATAGCGCATGGCTCGTTTTAAGCGGAGTTACCTACCCACTTATCGATAAAAGCAGGGATGAATTCTTGGCGGCATGGAAATATGAGCCCTTACAGGGCTTGCCGCGCTTTATTATCACCTTTCCCGAGACAAGTGTAGTGCGTGCGCAACTTTATCCCGCACCCAGCCAGTTTTATACATTCTTTGCTCGGGGAAAGTTTCAGTTACCAAGCCTTACGGTCAATGACGACTTAAGCATGGTTCCTGAGTACTGGCACTTGTACTTTTTGTATGCAGTCGCCAAGTACGTTTCAAAGTTTAAGGGACGTGGTTCTGCATGGACGCCCGATTTAGAAGCAGAATATCGAGAGCTTAAAGACAACATGGAAGCATCAAGTGAAGTCAATCTGTCCATTGCAGGTGATGAACAATCCCTACTCAATGGCGCATGGCGCACTAGGGCAGGTATTTAATGGCTGCCAATCCGAATGCTGCAACCATTCAAGAGCTGCCGATATTTTGTTATTACGACAAACAACGCTTCACCCAATTTGGCGCTATGGATTGCGCCAACTGGTATGGAATACAGGTGGAATCAGGAAAAAAGCAACAAGCGCTTTATCCTGCCATGGGTCGCCAGCATGTGCGGTTTTTAAATCAAAATCGCCTTGTCTTTAGCACCCAACCCCGAGTTGAATTTAAATCCATCAACTTTTTATATGTGGTG